AGTTTTAAACCTATCTTTTTTATCAATAGCTTCGTACTTCTTTAGGTCAATTGCAAAAGCATCGGCTATCTGTTTTTCAGTTTTAGCATAAGCCGCCCCAAATAGTTCAGCGCTTTTAGCTTCTTCAATCTGTTTGCCTAAACGTTCTTGTACAGTACGTTCAAGTTTAGATACATAACCCGTTACGGCTTCATCTAATGTAATTTCGTTTGCTTCTAATTTTAAAATTAGTTCGGGTTCAATACCCAATTTTTCAACAAATTTGTCAAGCATTTCCATGTGTGTTTAAACTTTAAAAAATAATTTGGTAAAATCTTCAAATGATATACTTAGCGGTAATTCAAAACCGCTTTTTAAAATAACCTTAGTAAATTGTTCGCCATCGTCCCATTCTGATTTATAAAACGTGGCTATTTCATCTAAATCAATATAACAATAATCTTCAAGTTCAACAATAAATTCAGGTTCATTATCTGACTTTAAGCGTTCGTCTATATCTTTTCTTATTTTAGCCGCCGCTTTATAGTCTTCTAATTTAACGGCTTCTTCGAAATCATTTTGCAGTTCCTCTAATGTTTGCGGTTCATCATTATATTCCAAATGAATAACGAATTTATGAAAACGTGCCATGTTATTTGCGTTTATTTGCGCAGCCGCAGCCGCGTTTAGGTGTTACAGTTCTTTGTATCGGTTGCGCTGGTTCAGATACATGTATAGTGCCTAAGTAATTATAATTACCTGTTTGCTGTTCGGTGTACCATTGCGAAGGGGTAAATTGGTATTCAGTACCGTTTGTTTTATGCTTTGCTTTTATTACTAACATAGTTCAATAAGTGTAAAGTTTATTAACTGATTAGGCTGAAATATTTTGATAGCTTCAAACCAACGCGCATCGGGTACAACTAAGCAACCAGCGGACCACGTATCAACAGCATGACCGATACCGCCCCGATGAAAGTTGATGCCATACCAGCCTTTGGTCTTAATTGCTTTATCTAATTTGCGGTCCTTGTTGCCATCGCGGTAAATTTCAATTGCTCCCGCTTGGTAAAAGTACGGCGCATTTAACCAAAGGTGTTTCCAATTAGGCGCGGTTACAAACTTATGCGATGCTATTACTTGTTGTTCGCAGGCAACTGCACTACCTGTAATTCCGCCAACGGTCAAGGGATTGAAAATAATATTATCGCCGGGCGTTGTGCTGCATGGTAAAATCATATCGGCCACGCGGTTATTAAATCTTACAACGTAATCGGCAAACTTATTATCAAACGTTTGGTCTGTTCTAATCCAAACAAGGTCATTAACAGGTTTTACCCAACCTCGAATATTCATTTCCGCGTCAATCCATTGTTTAGTACCTGCAAGTGTTAACGGGCCAACTATACCATCAATAGCTCCCGAATAATAACCGCGGTCTTTTAGTAGTTTTTGAAAGTTTTTCATGTGTTAATCTTTTTTATAATTAGCGGACCTAACAGGGTAAGCGATATGCCTACAATTATAACCGCCGCGATTTTGACAAAAGTTTTCGGGCGTTGTATTTGGTATCATGCCCGTACCTTCATTATTTGCCCATGCTATTTCGCTTTCTAAATCTTCAAATAATATTAACCCTAACTTACCGTTTTTTGTTTCATTTACCCATCTTTCACATTGCGCGCGGCTATCTTTTACAATACTGCCAACGTATAACAGCGCATCCATTTTATATACTTTGCGCACCGCTTCATTTACTACGCCATCGTATTGCAGTAAAGCATCGCGCGAAGCCTGCAAAGATATTCGTTTTAAAACGCCTTGGCGCGCTTCAGTTGTTGTTAGTTGACCCGCAATAGAAGTAACCACATCGGTAAGGCTACTACCTTGGTTAACGGCTACTAATAATTCTTGTTTAAGCGGGTTTATTAGCGTTGTTGTTAAGCCTTGGCCTTGCATCGCTGCTATAACATTATTTACCGCCCAACGTTTAAAAGGATTCAAAAAACTTTTTGTAATATCTAAACCGTTTAGTTCGCTTTGTATTGTTTGTTGTTCAGCGGCTAAAGTATCGAAATTACCTAAAAACCCGCTTACCATGTCATTATACCCCGACTGAATAAGATAGCGTTCTATTGCACGTTTAAATGTACTAAGGCGGCTAATGTTTTCTTTTGACCTAACTAAGTTACCCGAACTTGTTCTGAACTTTTCAATCCACGCAACAACAGCCTTTACAAATTTAGGTTCTACTTTGTCGTACCGTTTTTGTAAAATTTCTATTGCTTTGTCGTTAATTCTTTCAGGTGCGTTGAGGTCCATTACATATTATCGTTATCGCTATCTTCGTTATTATCGTTTTCTTCGCTTAATTCCATTTGTTCATAAGCGGCGGCAAACTGATTCATATCTATTTCTGGTACTTGAACACTTGCAACAGCATCAAACCTTGGCGCTAACTTTGCATCAATAGCGTTTTTAATTGCTGTGTAATCGCTGTTCATTATATCAAAGCCTTCATCGTAGTAAAGTTCAGTAACAGCATCAAAAACGAATTGCGCGCTAATTGCATCCTTTTCGGTTATTTGGCCACTTGCTAAAAGCTGAACGCGTTCTTCAACTGTATAAAGATAAGCGCTGTTATACATGGCGCAAATGGTTGCTATTTGGCGTGCAACAGCATCAGCATTATAACGGCGGTCAATGTAGCTAATATAAGATTCGTAACGTATCGCCGCTGGTAATCCTTTTTGCGATAGTGCAAATTCTGCCATTAGTTCCGTTTCTGTTTTAAGGTCAAACGAAATAGGCGCATTTACCATTATCGGGCTTTCATTATCCATAAATACAATAGCCTGAATAATTTTTAACACATCCTTATAACGCGCGTAAACATCATCTGAAATTTTACCTACTTCTATATATTCTGGTTCGCGGTCCATTTCTTTAGCCACGCCCGATTGTGCCGATTTAAGCGAACGGTTTATATTTAACACTTGTTCCGCTTTGCCTAATGCTTCGGTTGCTACCTTGTTTGTTTCTTGAATAGTACTTACATCGGGGCTATAATATCTAATCGGTTCTACTTGCTGTTTATCATTATCGCCAAACTTTGAAGTAGTAGGATTTAGATTGTAAGCTGCAAGCGGTGTAATGCTTAATGTTTTGCCATGCCCTAAACAAGTTTTACAAGTTATCGAAGTGTCATAATCATTTGGGTCAGGAACGCGCCCAACGCCATTACAACTGTTACAGTCAACCCCCTCAACAAATTTAATAGGGAAACATGTCGCAAGCATAACCGATTTATGCTGATTATCAAAGATAGCAGCATCATTTAAGTATGGTATTGCAGGGCTAAAATCAGACTTGTAAATTTTAAACGTATTGCCATAAGAATCATATTTAGGTACAACGCGACCTCCAAGGGCAACCCAAGGCATAATACCGCTATTATGTTCGTAGATAACCTCAAACATTGTTTTATCACCATACGCGCGCGCTTGAGCGTAAAACATATCGGTTACAATGTGATAATATAGCGGGTTTTCAATACCTAATGTAGCATATTTGTTTTTTGATATACCTTTATATATTAGTAGTCTGTATTCAGGGTCGTTAAAAACAATCCTATCAGACTGTATTACCTTCATGTCAATGTTAACGCGCACGTTATCGGTTTCAATTCCTTCGCCTTCTGGCTGAATCAAAAGAACGGCGTTAGGGTCAAGTACGCGGTTCGGAATAAATACAGAAAATATATAATTTTGTAAATTAGAATCGCCAAACTTTTCATTTTCGGCAAATTCTTTCATATCTGTATTTTCAAAACGTACCGAATGTTTAGCAGAACTTAGCAGTCTATGCAGTTCGGTTATTGCCTTAACCAATGGCGATTCTGTTTTAGGCTGATAGGTATTTTTTCTATAAGCTAAAATCTGTTCATCCTCATTCGGAAAAGCCTTATCCAACGCGGGCGGCACTTCACCGTAGAAGTGAGGTTTAATGCTTTCATAGATACGTTTCCAATCGGCCCGAAATGGATGTACCGGTGGATTTAGTATCGTAGCATTTACAGAATCTAAAAACTGATAAAACTGTTCTAAGTTCATTCTATTTTATTTTAAATAGGGCGGCTACATTAAATAACCGCCCTTAAAACTATCTATGGAGTAACAGTAACAACAAGTGAACCAGTAACGCCCGAAGCATCATTAGCCGTAGCAATTACAGTAACAGTTCCAGCACTTGTAGCAGTAAGCAAACCGCCTACACTAATAGTTGCAGAACCAGTACCGTTAACAACTGACCATGTAACAGTAGCATCAGTAGCATTCAATGGTAAAATAGCTGCAAGCATTTGCAATGTAGCGCCATCGGCAACAGTAGTAGCACCGCCTGTACCTGTAACAACAATTGAAGTAACCCAACAAACATTATAAGGCAATGTTAGCAAGAAGTCTAAAGACAATTGGCTAAATGTACCTAACTGTTCATTGTATCTAAATTCAACAGTCCAATAAGCATCGTCCTCATCAGTTTCTGCAATCTGATAAAACGGCCTAACAGTAACGTTTGAATACCAACCTAAAAAACGGCCATCGCAAGTTACAAAACCAAACTCATAACCAGCAGCTTTAGCAGGATTTGAAAGGAAATTGTAAAGCGCATCAATAGTAAACGTAAGGTCGTTTTCTGCATCGGTAAGTGAAACAACACGCGATTGTTTTACTACTTCTTCTTGTCCGCAGCTACCACGTTTTTTAGTAGTAAATTCGGGTGCAGGCAAACCACCGCTGATACGGCTACCGTTTACGCGACCAAAAACATTTTTATCAGCTATTGCAGTTTCCCACTCTGTAGAATCTGTAATATCAGCAAATTCGTAGTTACATTTTTTTGCAAACCAACCAGCAATACCACCACTATAAACAGTAGAATCGCACGGGTCGCAAAGATAGTTAGGGGCATTGTCCTCGTCTATGCAAGGCGGGCAAACGCCGAACGCGCCCAAAAACCCATTGATAAAAGAAATATTCATGTTTTTTGTTTTTAAAATATTTGTAAATGAATTACGACCTCATCTACATTGCTTGTTATCTAAACGACATTTTTTATCAAATGTCAAATCTAACAAAAACATTCGGTTATCTTCGGGTTTAGAATCATATCTAAAGTTCTGATATTGCACGCCATCTACTGTTACGTAATTGCCTCTCACAGCTTGTTGTAGTAACTTAATGTAAAACGGTGGCACAGCGCCCGAAATAATACCGTAATTTTCTGTTATATCTTTACTAATAACTACATTTCTATCATTTTCTGTAATCGCTTCAGTATCGCCAAAGAACTCAACAGTTCCAAAGATTCGAAGCGAATTATAAAACGGTGTATTATTAGAACCTAAATAGTTAGTCAAAGTTCCGTAAAAATTACCGTTACAATCATAATTTGCGTATGTGCTATAAATTAGCGAAGTGTCGTTTAAGTTTCCACAACCTTCAACTTCTTTATAGTATTCAGTCCAAAGAACCTTATCTGTTTCGGGTTCTAAGGTTATCTGATTTATTTTAAAATATTCAATTCTTAATCTAAAACAATCCAAATCAGCGGGGAATAAACCTGTATTAACAAACCAAGTTTGAATACTACCTGTTGCAAGACTTTGCCCTACATAGTAACTATCTGAAAATACATCTATATATTTACTAATTTCAGTACCGCAACAATCAAATAAACTAACTTGCACATAATGCGATGTACTTGTAGTAGTAAAAAAGCCTGCTACCAAAACATCATTAGGCTGATTATATAAATCTGTAACTTGAGTTTGAAACGGAATAATATCGCCCTCAACATACGGAATATAAAATGGTAAATCAGAACCGCATAAGTTACAATTCCAAGCATCATTAAAATTCTGCATTAAATTACCCGGTAAAATAGGGCAGGCATACCGAATCGGTACGGGCTGCCTAAACGAATAAGTCCTACTAATTTCGGGCGTGTATGTTATTGGATAATTTAAAATCATATATTCGCAAAGATACAAATAAATATTAAATTAAAAAATTTTATCCTAAATCGCTACATTTATAGTTGTTACTAAAAGTACCTAAAGGCGGTAATGCAGGCGCGGGCAATGGAACAGGCATAAGTATTTCGTGTCTAATTGTGTGCGGACCTGTGCCCGGGTCAAAGTTAGCATCAACTACAAACCTATAATAAGCCGTTCCTATTGTTTCGTTTACTTTTATTGCAGTAACTACATTGCCCGCATAACTTAAAACGCCTACAGGGTTATTAGCATTATCTACAAAGTTATTTTGAACAATTGTTAAACCGCCTACATAATCGGGATGCGCTAAAATTTCAGCTATTACAAGCGTTGGATTACCTGTAATGCTCCACAAAGGCAAAACCCCTATAACGCGGAAAGTTGATGTAGTTGTAAAAGCCGTTAAGCCGATAGGGCAATAATCGGGAACTTGTTGGAATGCTATTGCAGTAACCCAGTAACGCTGACCTAATGTAAGTTGTTGCACATTTATTTTAAATACTGCAAAATCATCTGTACCAAATGAAGCATCAACATCATCAAGTTTACCGCTTACTAACTGTTGCATTTGAATAGTTATAGGCTGCCAACTTGCTTCTTCTTCAATGGCATTATTATTTGTATCGCCTAATTCGTTTGCGGGGTAAATGGTAGCTATTAAGTTAATAGAACCTATGAATGTAGCATCTTTTTCTACTTCGGCTATAATCTGGTCGGCATCGCAAATATCAATTATTTCTGTTTTGATGCCTAAAATATAATCTTCTAAATCATAGAACCGAACGGCTAATAAGTTAGGGGTAACCGCATCATTTTCGAAAACATCAACATCTAATTTTTGAACAAAGTCTATTTGTGTTAATTGAGTAATGCCGTTAACCGATGTAGGCTGATTCATGCTAACAGTCCATGTTATTTCGGTTGATGTACCTGCATATTCTTCAGCTATTCTAAAGATGCAATCTAAAACTAAGTCGTTAACTGTATCGGTTATAATAGTCATATCAGCCGTTGTAATTGCAGGGCTTGCAGGTATGTAGCCTTGCACTTGATTAACAACGCCCGGCACATTTGTAAGTTTGCAGATTATGCCCGCAATGCTACCATCAAAAGTGCCTGTTAAACCTAAAGCAGTTAAAGCCGTTGCATAACTTAGCTTGTCAATATCTAAACGCGCCTTAATACGTTGGTGAGCTGCTATTGTTAATTCGTTGCCGCTATACTCAGTATTATAAGTGCTAAGATAACCTGTTAACGTAGGTATTGCAGGCGGCGTATAAGTAGCCGATAATAATGGGCTGATATGCGCCGTTGGCTGGTCTACGTTTGCGCTATCATGAATGTTTACTACTAAATAATATTGACCGTTTATTTGTAGTTGTGTACCATCAATTACAAACTGCACTTCAATGTCATCGGCTAAAGGTACGTTTTCAAACCAATCTGAAGGCGAATAAATAGCGCCGTTTAGTTGACCGCTTCCCGGTGTCGCTTGCGGTATAATAGCATCAGAAAGGCTTAAATCAGATACAAAGTTAGCGGCGTTTGTAGTGTTGTCAACCCTAAATAATAGAACGCGTACATCTGAAATAGGGTCATTATTTACAGAACCGTTATAGGCTGCACCCCTTAATAAGATACGAACGTTATTTGCTTCGCCTACTGCTAACTGATTATTTGCAATGGTAAATATTGCGTTTGGTATTGTTGTTTGATTAGGTTGCGCCGCTGTTGCTGTTGCATCGGTAAGTAGTGGTAAACTTGCAGCTATTTGTGATGCTGAACTAATTTCAAGTTCACGCATGTAACGCATCAATAAGCTATAACCTAAATAGTCTGAATTATACCAACGTGCTTCAACAGGCAAGTTTAAGAAATTGCCACCACCAGGTGTAGTAGGTATGGCCGAAAAACCCGATGGGTCAAATACGCGCGTAGCAATACCAAAGTTTTTAGCAGTATTATAAATGCTTTGAAACTGATTATTCTGCAGGCTTAGAATAGATGTTAAAAATCTACTGACATTGGTATTACTTGAATTGCCAAATATAAAGTTAGTAGTATCATTTGTAACGTAAAATTCAAATACTATTGTAGCTATATCATATGGCGCGCCATTACTCGACATTTCGCAATAGATATTTTCTAAAGCTGGATTTGAAATATTTAATACAGCCTGTTGTACTGTAGTGCTTAATGGGTTTAGTGTTTGGTATCCAAAATCAAAAGCGTTGGTCTGATTTGATAAAACAAATAAACCAGGGTTAAACCTTAGAAACTTATTTAAAAAGCTATTAGCGCCACTACTTGTAATAGTTAGCGTTAAACGTATTTTATTACCTATTGCAAAGCCTTCGATAGGTGTGGCGGGTATTGTAGTGCTATCAAATGTAGCTATATTGTAAAGCACATTACCGCTGCTATCAATGCAATCTAATTGTATATCATCGTAAGTATAAGACATTAAATTAAACCGTTTATAGTTAATGAATTATTATTTGTATCGTAAGTTATCTCAGTAATTTGCACTTGACCTTGCGGCGTTGTAACGTATTTGTCAATATCTAAACTTGTAAGTAAATCACAATCAGCTGTAATTGATATTGTAACTTTTCGAGTTTTTACCGATGTTAAACGTGGGTCGTCAATGTATAGAAGGCGTTGGTAGGCTGTGTCGTATTGTTGGCCAGCCGAATCTACTAATGGGTTTTCTCTTACATGCCATTTGTAATTGTAAACCCGTAAACCGTTTGAATTTATAAAAAAATCGGGTACGGCATAACCCCTATCAAAATTTAAAATATCTTGGTCAAGTATTGTTTCAATATTTATTAACTTAGGAAAATTAGATATACCCTTTTCTAAAAACATTGCATATCTATTTTCATTATCTTGTACAAACGGATAAAACGTAACATAAAACGGTTTATCTATTGGGTTAGTATCTGGCGCATTTGCATCAAATCTAAATTGAGCTGCTGAAAATGTAAACGTTTTACTTTTTAATCCTACCTGCTGTGGGTTATCGGTTGGATTCCAATCTATAACGCGGTCAGTCCAACGGCGCGCTACTTCATCTCCACTATTATCAACGCCATCTTTAGGGTATTCGTATTCAGCATAGGCTGCAGGGCGTTCGCCTAATGATTCAAAGCAAATAGATAATAGCTGGTCATTTTGTAAATTATCAGTATTAAACCATTCAACACCTACAAAATAATCTTTGCGTTCAATCTGTAAAACATTATTTACAACGCGCCATTCTATATTCCATTCTTTTAAAGCATCTAAGAATTGAACGCCGTTTAAGTTTGGCGAATTATCATCAATAGCTGAAAATCTTGAAGACGTGCCCGACCACGGTCTAAATGCCATATCAATTCTAACTGTATTGTGATAATAACCGCCCACATCAAACAAAGAACTTTGATAACCTAAACCGCAAATTTTACATAGGTTTCTAAATTGGCTATCTAAAAAAGGTGCTACATGTTTTTTATTACAACCTACTATAAAGTTAGATAAATCATCAAAAATGTTTTGACCATTACCAGCTATTAAATTACCTAATTGAAAAAATAATAAGATAGGCGCTGATACTACAAAAATAAATATGCCTATAATCATTATTGCTTCTTGTGTTGCAGCGGGTTTAACATCATTGCAATAATACATCCACGGCGCACGTCTAAATTCATCTATGCCCCGATAATTTCTACCTGTTTCCCACGGAAAATGATTTTTTAAACATCTAATTGCTAACGCATCCTGACTATTATCAACTACCGTAACTTGCGCTTCACATGTCGGGAACGTACACCAACGAACCGAACCGCCTTCAATTTTACCCGTAAATAATAAGCGGTCCGAACCATCGGGATTAGTGCAGCATGTATCGTAAATTAAAACCTGTATAGCTGCTATATTTGGATTTGGCGCGTTTATTATTTGCTGCCTAACATATTCGTATGTATCGCCTACAACGGTTAATTCAGGCGCAAAACTAAATGCAGAATCACCCGCTTCATCTTTGCGGCGAAAAACAAAACTTGCAGACTCAGTACCGTTAAAGTTATCTAAGTCTTGCGGTATGCCATCGAAAAATATTAGTAAGCCGTTCATTTAAGTATTGAATATGTTAACGCCCCCAAAGATACAGATATAAACGCGTAACTTGTTATTTTCCACATTTTTTTCAGACGTGTTTGTTTTTTCAGTTGCTTTTTATAGTCATTGCATATTATTGCATCGCGTTCATAGCTTTTAATCATAGCGTTTTTTAATAATAGCATGTCGCTTTGTGTTTGGTGCTGTACTTTCATATCAGCTATAAGCCTTTCAGATTTATTCAGCAACGCATCACAATCAACGGCCCTATCAACGCATTCGCCATACGCAATTTTATAAACTTCTAAGCTATCAAAACGCAATGCGATGAACTCAGCATATTCGCGGCTAATTAAAAAACCGTTATTTACCTTTGTAATCTGACAAGAGGCGGCTAATGAGCAAAGTATCAGTAATGTCGCTATAATTAACACTCGGTATTTGAATAATCTTAATTCGGTGTAAGTCATATCTAAACTGTTTTATTTGTTTGTCTAATGTAGTCTGCATCGTATCTATATGCGCTTGTAGGCTATCCGATTTTGTCACAAATTTAGCATATATTTGTGACAAACTATCGCGGGTCCGCTGTTCGTTTTTCTGTATCTGTTTATGTAACTTAGTGCTATTATCAATGGTAATGTATAGCAGTACAGATACTAATAGTATTACAATGGCTATTAGGTATTTCATTTTTTAACTAAGTTTAAAGCGATGGCAACGGCTTGTTCTTGTGGTTTGCCTTCAGCTATTAAAGTTCTAATGTTTTTAGAAATACATTTGTTATCGCCGGGTAAGCATTTGATTAGTGGCATAATGTTTAATTATTTGTGCAAAAATATGTTATTTTGACCAATTCTTTGAAAAGTTTTTCCGCGCTTGTCTTTGTTCGACAATTTTAAATATACCGTTGGCATTTGCGCTAACTGTTGTACGCGGCATGTACTTAGGCAATTCAGTTAAAACATTTTCGATACGTTCTAATCTGTTTTCTAAACCGCCGTATGTTTGGGCCACGTTTACAAATATAGATTTTTGGCCTAACTCATTGCTAAGACTTACGTTATCACCAAATGCCCCTAAAGCGTTTTTAATGCCGCCTTGCTGATATGCTTTAGAAAATGTATTAAGTACATCAGCTGGTATTCTATTATTATGTACGGCGCTTAATACATCCCAATATTTATTATTGGTATCTGTTGTAATTACGCGTTCGCCTTCGTTTAGCATTGCAGGGATTGTATCGCGGCCCGCTTTGTTATTGCCGCGTTCAAGATATTCAACACCGTGAAAAAATGCGTTACCTGCGGCGGCCCTTGCTTGGGCTAAACCAGCTATCAATGATGCAATAGTTAAACCAACAGTTACAGCCGATGCAAAACCGCCGCCTTCAATCAATGCTTTAGATATTGCAATTGATGCGTTAATAGCTATCTGTACCTGTGCTAATGTTTTTTCACGTTCAACAGCCCTTGCGCGTTCGGCTTCTAATTTTTCTAAACGTTCCTTTTCAATTTCTAATTGTCGCGCGTTAAAGTCTTCGCTATTGGCGCGTATTTCATCCAATGCCGATTTGCTTTTATCAATGGCTTTATCTAAACCGCTAATATAGGCTTGCACCTGAGCATTAAGAACAGAAAAAACAGAATCCGAAACGCCTGTAATAACTTGACCTATTTGTTCAATAAGTTTTTTAGGGTCGGGCGGTTCAATGCCATCTTCAGTAAGTTTTCCTAACTCAACTAATTTAAGTTCTATTTCTGATATTTGCTTATCAATATCAGCAAGTAAATTAGCATCACCAGTTGAAACGGCCAATGCTCTTAGCTGATTTAATAGTGTTATTTTTGCATCTAATATTTTTTTGTTAGTATCTTTTTCAAGTTCTAAACGGCGCTTATCAAAGTTTTTGTTAATCTTTTCTTGTTCTTCTGCATTACCTGTAGCCGCTTGCAATAATGCGTTACGTTCTTGTTCTAATGCCGTTAGCTGGTTATTTAGTTCGCGTTCTAAATTATTTTGCTGATTAGTCGACTGCTTATTATAATAGTCTTCATATAAGCCAAAACGCTTTTTAAGCCCTTGTTTTACAAATTCATCTATTTGCTTTTCGGTCATGCCTAAATCTTTGGCATATCTTGTATATAAATCTTTTAGCACGTCATAGTATTGCATTTCTGCATCAATACGTTGTTGGCTGCCTTCTTGCGTATCTTGAATTTGTAAATTTAAAAGCGCTTCGGTTTCTTCAATCTGTACCTTTAATTTTTCAATGCGTTCTTTTTCTTTTTCATCTAAAGAATTGAAATAGTCTAAGTTTATTTTTTTGCGTTTATCTACATTGTCTTGCATCATTAAAGTAATTTCAGCTTCTGTATCGCCAAAACCTTTTTGATTCTGTATTCTAAATTGTTCGATAACATCAATATATTTTAATTCGGCCCTTGCACGCGCTTCTGTACCTTCTTCAGTTTTATTGATTTCAATTTTTAAAGCATTTTCAAGGTTGGTTAATTCTTCTTGCAGTAGTTTAGCTTTTTCATCGGTAGCATTTCTGTTTGCTTGCGTTATTGCTGTTGGTGTTCTTGGTGGTTTTGGTGGTTTTGGTGTTGTTGGTACTTGAGTTAAACCCAATGATTTTTCAAGGTCTTTTGCTGATTCGTTTATTTTTTTAACTTCCTCTTTGTAAGCCTTATCAATATTTTGTAAATTCTTTTTTGCTGCTTTAAAATTATTTATTGCGCGTGCTTGGTCATCGTTTGTTGGTCTTGAAAACATTTCTTCACCATCTTTATTTCTCATAAGTATAGCTACACCTGCATCGTCTAAATCTTTTTGTGCCTTTTTTTGCCTTTCTAAACCTGCTATCCTATCTTGTATTAATTTACCTGTAACCGCTTCTAATGCGTTTGTTTTAGCTTGGGTAACAGCTTTTCTTATCAATGCGTTATTGATTAAATCATAAGCCGCTGCAATTTCTTCAGCTGTATTTGCTTCAGTTAATAAGTTCGGCAAATAATCACCGTATTGGTCATTTACTTGTTTAATAATTGCGCTACGTTCTTCACCTTTAATGTTTGCATCATTGAGCGAACCAAACAATTCATCTAATGCAACTTTTTCTTTTGCATAACCTTGAACAGCAGATTCAGTTGCTTCATTGAATGCTTTTTGCGCAGTTGTTGCACCAAAAATATAATCAATAACTGTAGGTAATGCAGTAAGTAATAAACCGAACGGATTTAAACCGCCTAACAATCTAAATACATTACCTAACATCATACCAGCGCGGCGTAAACCATTTATATTACGCGCGCCTTGTAGTAACGAACCCGCAAAACCGCGCTGACCGTTTGCCGCCTGACCTGTACTAACTGCTATCTGTTTATTTGTAGCATCCAACTGTTTACCAACTGCTACACCAGCTTTAGATTCAGCGTTAACGGCTTTTTGTGTTTTAACTAAAGTATCTCGTTTTTGATTCAACTGTTCAACTCCTTTGGCTTCAGTATTCAACACGTTAACTAAGTTAGCCTGTGCTGATTCTAAATCATCGGCAACATCAACGCCTTCGGCCATGGCGTTATTTAGTTCGTCAATACTTTGTATAGCTGAATTGATTTCAGTTTGAAACTGTGAACTGTTAAATTCTAAACTATAAACATCTTTAATTTCTGCCATTACTATTTGTTTATTTTTTTATTAGCCTGTTCGGCCCTATCGTTATCTTTAAGTATTTGTTCTAATGCGCTATAATAATCGCGTATAACCCAAAATCTAACATTTGCCATCTGTACCGGGTCACCCTTAGTTATTATATAATCGTTCTCGCGGTTTTGTTCTTTCAGTTTTTGTAATGCGTGCTGATATGTTTGCGGTTTCTTTTTTGGTTTAGCGTTCGGTTCAATTTTGTTTAGCCGTGGAAAGTTTAATTTTTTAAAGCGCTCGAACCTTTCAAGATTTGTTCTATACTGTTCAAAAAAAAAGCGCGCAGTTCATCATCTTTTTTAATTGCATCCATTTTGCGCTGTTGCGTTTCGCTATTTATGATGTATGGGTTTTCGCCATCGATATAAAAGAAGTACAAACCAGCTTCTAATAACAGGTCATCAATCTTAACGCTTTTAAGCCTGTACAGAATATCGTTTAGTTGGTCCTTAGACTTAGTGTGAAATTCTTTTAGCTTATCGCGTGTCATGTTTTGCCATGGCATTTCTTCAACCGTTTCTAACATCGAACTTAGCTTTTCAACTACTTCGGTTTTATGAATGCCAAAATCAATAGCGGTCATTGCTTCCTCAATTCTTTGCGCACGTTCACGCGTTAAGTTTGCCGGGTTTTTAAGAATGTAAAAGTTATTACCAGCGCGGTCTGTAAATACTCTTGTCAATTCTATGCGCTGCTTTGTAGTTTCGGGAATGTAGGTTTTAAGCCACTTCTGGTAATTACTTTCGTTTTGTTCGGCCCTGTTTTGTTTTCTAAAAATCATGTGTGTTTAATTTGGTTGTAAAGTTAGGGCAAAAAAAGATAAAACATTTTATAAAATTTTTATAAAAATATTTGCAGTTTTAAAAAGAAGCTGTATCTTTGAGCATCGATTTGATGAAACGCTTTAAAAAACTTCAAGACATGAGCAACGCAACTAAAAAAATTGAAATCATTACAACTCAATTAAGAAATAAAAGTTTAGTATTAGCAAAAAATGATAAGCGTTATGGCATTTGTGCTTATAGTTATTGCAATCTTACTCAAGCTAATAAAATGGTAGATAAGCTAAAACAACAAGGTGTTAAAGCTTTTGTTAGATGTGGTTATCCTTTTTATATCGGCTTAGAATCATAATTAACTAACCAAACAGGGCGCAGCATCTTACACTGCATATTTTAAAAACTTTAAAAAACTAATGACATGACTATTCAAAATTTAAAAATTGGACAATACCTTAAAGATGATAATTTAGTTTGTAAGGTAGTAGCTATTTATGCTGATAAATTTGAGGTACAGTATATTTCAGGTGCTTGTTTTACTTACAGACAAAAAGACTTAGATAATAAAACTTTAGATACTTATATCGGTTAATTTTAACATCACAACACAATGAAAACACTATTTTTTATTTTCGCGCTTTCATTTAGCGCAATGGCTCAACAGCAGGATACTTTTTATTGCATTCAAATACTTAGCACGCGACACCCTGAATTTATACGCGCTGAACACTTAGCGATGTGTACGATTGAACAAGCTCAAGTAGAACAAACAGATAGTCTATATCGGATTATGTTTGTTTATAACACACTTGAAGAAGCTGAAATAATGCTTACAACGTGGAAACGCGCGCACAAAGATGCTTTTATTTGCCGCCGTACATCTCAACAAGTTTTAAACTTTTATCAATTCTATACTTATGATTAGGCACGTACATATTAAAGGAAATAACAAACGCGATAAAAAAGGTATCCTGCAGCAGTTCTTAACCGAAGCGCAACAATACAAACCACTTACGCGAGAAGAAGAACGATTCGCGAATCGCGATACGCTAATAAAACACAATATGTTATTTGCGGCATCGGTTGCGTTTCGTTACGATAACTCGCAATGTGATATAATGGATTTAGTAAGCGAAGCTATGATAGGTTTAATTAAAGCGGCTGATACATTTAACCCGGCATTTGAAAATAAATTCATTAGTTACGCGCTGTTTCATATTCAGCGCTACATTAAAGAGTTTTTAGATACTAAGAAAAGTTTTGTTAGATTACCGCACAAAATAAGTGAAATAAAATACAAAATTGGTAAACATGAAGAAACAGATAGTCAGCTATTGGCCGAAAAGCTAAACATACCTGAGCATCTAATTGTATCAGCCCAAAGCATTACAGGATTTGTTAGCCTTGATGATTTAAATGAAGATGGTGATGCAATATATCAAGTTGCATCCGATGACCTAACAGATAAGCATATTTTAAAGCAAGAACTAAAAGAACTTTACAACGAAGTTACCGAATGTTTAACGGACCGCGAGTTGAAAATATTACAGCTTCGATATTTCGATAACTTTCCGCAAGATTTAAACCAAGTAGCCGAAAAAATGAATGTTTGCCGCGAACGTGTTAGGCAAATAGAAAAACAAGCATTTCATAAAATAAGAAACAAATATGCAAACGGAATCTAAATGGGTTAGGGAACTTATTTTAAACGGGCAACCCGATGTTATTGAATTAGGCTTTATGCTAAATGATTCGTTAAACTGTTTTCCCTTAACGCGTAAGTTTTACAGAAAATATAAGCGCTTTAAATTTTGGCAGCAATCGCGGCATTATTCAGTATTAGAATCTGAATCGCGTTATTATTCGTGGGTTGCACTACTTAATAACGAACTTAAAACGCACCGTTGTTATTTTTGGTTAGACTTTCAAGAACCGAAGTTTAAAACGCCCTGGCAACAATGGCAAAAGCATATTACAAACGGTTATAAAATGCCCTATCACGGTCCGCTGTTTCATTACCCTTCGCATCCTTATACGGCAATGTTCACAAATCGCTAATGTTCATGTAACGTGAACGCTAATACATCTTACCATTAGCTAAGAACTTATCGGCCCATACATTTACCTGTTCTACGTAAAAAGGCGAAACCATTTGCCCACAGTTGGCGCTGGAAACGCGGCATATAGCTAAAACCTTTAGACTTTATATCGAATAAACCGCCAATGTTAAAAGCTGCTTTGTTCCCAGTATGGTAACATTGAACACGGTGCGTATGGCCAAACATTACAGAGTGCTGTGTTTTATCTAAGTGCGCTTTTGCTGCATGAATAGAAGTATAAACGCCGTGGACTATATCTAAGTGTTTGCCTAATGTGAAATAATCGCTTTGCCAATCTGTTTTAACTTCCCATCCGCGCTCATGAAGATATAGCGCTTCAGTAGGGTTTATAAGTGCGCCGCCATATTTAGCGTTATCCTTTTCTTTGATATGCCTAAAGTATCGGTCTTCATGGTTGCCAAATAAGAAATATTTTTTAGCACCTTTGAATGCGCTGTTAATTTCATCTATGCCCTGCAGCCCATCAATGTATTCATCTTGTAGTGTTAGGCCCGATAAGTTGGCTAAAGATTCGGCATTATATGAACCAAGGGTGTATAAATCTAAGTAATCACCAGCTAATACAATGCCGTGTAAGTTAGTGCCTAATTCGCTTATTAGCCTTAGTAGTTTCTGCCATAGTATTTGATTGTGAAACGGCCTATGTACATCTGAAATAACTAACCAGCGCTGTAATGTTTTGTGCTGATATCGTTTTTCATTTATTAGGTTTTTCCAATATTCTATTTCAGCATTAGAATGTACTTTAATTTTGGGGCGGTAAATCATGGGGATTATAGTTTAATATCTTGACAAAACGTATTAAGCAAGTATCTAAGATTATCTAATAAATCCGCTTGCCTTTCTTCTCCTTTGCCTTTAATGATTCGGCGGCTGTTATCTGATTTGATACGTAAACAGTCCATACGCAAGCCTGGGCATTTATCTTCATATATTTGAAAATCTGGGCACATGCTTATAATAGTATTTGTTTGAACGTAACTTTCAGCGTGTAACGGGTTTGCCTTAGGAACTACAAAGAAACGCGCGGGCAGTTGCAATTCTTCTTGTATAATTTCGTAGTATGTTTTAGATACGCGCTGCCTACCATCGGACCTATCACCGCTCGCATCACCTGTAATCAGTAGCGGAATAGTGCAGGGATAAATAGCCGTATCAGACCATCGGCCTATCTTTTTATTTGTTTCACTAAATATCCATTCCCTAAACGCCTGGCATGTATCGTAAATAGATGCTTCACCGCGTTCTTCACTACCTATCTTAAATTCTTTAATGATATGCACGCCGTACCGATAACGCGAACGTGCTGATAGGTCGGGCGGCAATACGGTTTTTTTCATCACCGCCGCGGTCATGGGTATTTTGTTAAAGTCAAAACTAACATAAATCTGTTCCGTTTCCCAGCTGATTTTTTTTGATTGCTGAAATACTTTTTGCTGAATGCTTTTGTCCTTTAGAACATAAACCCATGCTTCGCCTGAATAGTCAACAAAAACAGATTTGTATTCTTGTTCAAACGTTAGGCGGTCAAGGTCGCGGCTGGCATCGGCTACTTCAGCGGGGTCGATTGCAGGGTTATCGGTTGTTTCCATTCGAAACGTTATCCAACTTTCGCTTCCGTTTTCCGATTGAGGTAAATCAATATCGCCGTAACAGTTACGTTCCACGTTACCAGCAATAGCGCCATTTCTGCATAGTTCATACCAATAATTATCTTTTCCAGCAGCTGTACCAATGAAAAAAGCCTCACCTTTGAAGTCAGTCAAGGTAGGGCGGGCAACTGTTTTCCAGTGGTATTCTAATATATGGCTCGGTATCTTTTGCGTTTCCTCGTAAATAACGCGGTGATATTTTCGCCCGCGCCCTTTATCTTTTCGCCCTTCATCGCCAATAGACCACACTTCTAAAACGCCGCCGTTTAAAAACTGCATTATCTTTGATGTTTCATCCTTATGCGATATGATGCCGCCTTCGTTACTTAGCTTATAAGTATCAACTATCTTTGCCCAGCTTTGCGCAAAGTCTTTGAAGTCATCTACAAATATACCTACGAACTTACCTTCGAATACTGCAGGTGAAATTAACGGTAACGCAACCGATGTAATCAATTCAGTCTTACCAAATCGCCGCGCACACACTATACAATTAAAACGGCGCTTATTATTTAAAATGCGCTGTTGCCCTACGTGTGGCCTGTATAGTGTTATGTCTATATTTCGCGGCACTACTTATCAGGTGGGTACTGAATGTTTATGTTAATGTTTTTATCGTCTTGCGTTTCTGCTTTAGGTTCTATAATGCCATAGTTGTGACCTAAAAGTAACTTAGTCATTTGCGGATTTGACTTACCATCTAAGCCGCGTTCTACCTTGTTTGTTAGTATTTTAGACTTTGCACGTGCGATTAAAACCGAAAAAGCATCGCGCGTTTGATAGTTCAAAAGCGTGTCTGCATCGCAATCTAAGAAATCAGCAAGACCGTAAACAGTATAAGGTATTGGGTCGGGCAAATCTATTACCTCATAATAGTCACGTGTTTTTACAACTTCTTTTTTAGTACGTGATTCACAGTAATCAAAATATGAATCTATTTTACTTTGCAATTCTTCAGGACTTTTAAACTTCATTGGGCGACCGCCTAAATCTTTCATATTTTCGTTTTAAGAAACTTTTAATAAGTTTTGATATATATACACCACTTTAATATAAAAATGTCTTAAAATGCCGTTTAAATACGTTTTAAGACTATATCTATATATAAATTGATTTATTATTATTATTTATTATTAAGTGTAACATTAGTAACATAATTGTAACATGTAAAGTATTGATTATTATAGTATGTTACACTTGTTTACAATGTTACACCTATTCACATATATATAATGAATTTTTTTTTAAATAAAATATATGCGCGTAAGTGCGTAACAATGTTAACAAACGTAACAAGCTATGTAAATCAGCATTTTATAAGTTACGTTTCAGTTACGTATGTTACAATTTCAAATAAAAAACAGCTGAACTTTTTTGAACAGCGGTTAAGCCGCTGGCAATGCAAAAGTAAATGTTATTTTCTAATTATCAAATTTTCCATGATAAAAAACTACATTATCTCTTTGATAATTAAAAATATTGCCATCTTTAAAGCCTAAACGGTACTTTCTATTAAAATTTTTATGGTTAAAAAGTAAGTGATGTAAGAATTTACCTTGATAGTTTATAAACTTGTTTTCTCTAAAATACCATTTGTAATCTACAACACTAAAAAAATCTTCATCATCAACCATGAACTTCAAAATTTCACCGTTTTTTCTTTTAAC